TGGAGGCATAAGATTTTGTTCGAGGCGAGGTCAATTTCGTCAAGGAGCAAGATAGCTCCTCTGTTGAGAGCTTGAATAACGGGTCCGTCATGCCAGACTGTGGCACCATCAACAAGACGGAAACCGCCAATAAGATCGTCCTCATCTGTTTCGATTGTAATATTAACACGAATTAACTCCCTCTTTAATTGAGCGCAGGCTTGTTCAACTCCAAAAGTTTTTCCGTTGCCAGATAAACCTGTGATAAAAGTAGGATAGAACAACTTAGAAGAAATAATCTTTTTAAGGTCGTTGAAAGGACCGAATTTGACGAATGTGTCATCTTTCTCTGGTACAAGATTTTCTACTGCTTGTGGTTCTACAGCAGGAGCACTGAATGATTTTTCAATGTTCTCTACTGCTTCAGTGGTCACTTCAAGGTTCCACTTACCTTTAGATACTTTATACTTCTGTATCTTTTTAGTTACTGTAGCATAACCAATGTTATTTGCTCTACAGAACCCACGGACATCAGCAGCAATAAATTCATTTCCAAAGGCACTCCTTAGTCCGTCAACTGCTTGTTCTTCAGTCATCTTAAGTTCAAAAGCCATAATGTTAGGTGTCTTATATATGAACATATTATAACAATAAAAAAGACCCCCGAAGGGGTCTTGTGGTCAGTTTGTTAATTGTCCTAACCTATCTGAACTTTATTCTTTTCAATATGTGCTTGAAGTTGAACCACTAACTTAGAATGACTCAATCTCCTATCCAATTCAATACCTACAGTTCTACCTATCTGCTCTAATTCATCCTTAGACTTCTTAAAGAGTTCTTGCTTCAAAGATGGTGCTGCCACAGGTGGTGGTGCATCTACAGCAGGCGGTGCTGGTGTTTCATCTATAACAACGGGGGCAGGAGCAGGTGGTGCTTCTTCTACAACTGGTGCAGGTGCTGGTGTTGGTGGTGTAGCAACAGGTGCAGTCCCACCAAGCAAATCTCCAAATTTTGACATGTTTTTACTGATTACTATATGGGTATTTATCAAGCAACAAGTTCAATAAATTCACCAAGTATCTTCTTATTCATCTTCTTACCCTTCAGACTCTTAGTAAAAGCACGTTTAATCTGTGCCTTAGTAGCATTCAAATCAACATCAAATTCAGCATCATTATCAATGGCAGATGATGAAAGACCAAAGTAAGAATGATAACCAGCACAATTAATAGTAAATGCCTTCTCCTTCTTCCATATCCTCATCATCTTTTCATACTTTTCACTCCCATATCCAAGATATGTACGAATAAAATGTCCTGCTTCTCTTGATGGAAGAATACGAAACCCTATGAAATTTGTATTAGGAAAACTTTCTTTCAAATCCTCAATAAGAATCGTTGTCACATCAGAATAACGATCTATATTACTACAAGGATATACATGTCCAGTCTTACGATTCCTTATGAAACAATGTCTTTCAACACCTTGACTTCCCATATAAGAAGCATAATCCTCACCATAATAAGATGAACGATTAAATTCCTGACTGTATCTCAAAGGTGCTCCTTCACCATCAGTTAAAACTACACACTGGACTTTCTGTACATTATTCTCCTTTTGGAATTGAGGAATAATTTGATGAAGACAAATAAGACTTTCATTTAAAGGTGTTCCTGATAGATTCAATCCTATAGGAATATTATATGCAGCAAAGTCACGATGGAATACACAAGCAATACGGAAGATATTTTTCATTTGCTCTTCCAATACTTTACCCTTCACCTTACTTGTGAATATATTCATTAAAGAAAATGTTTCTTCAATTAAAGCAAACCCTTCTTTCTTCTCATAGAATGGTTTTCTCTGCTGATCAGGATACTCATTAGTAAAAGCATAAACCTCAAAAGGTATATTAACCTTCTTACAGAACCATAATAGATTGTATAGTTGCTTAAGAGTGTCAAGCATTACATGAGCCATTGAACCACTCCAATCAAGAATGAATACTAATCCATGATTCTTACCATCAGGAATAACAGTTACTTTCTTGAACAAATCTTCATTGTACTTATAAGTATGAAGTCTTGCGGTATCTAATACACCAGTTTTAGAAGTAGTAGCACGAGCATAAGCATCAGCAGATTTCTTACACTCAAACTCTTTAATCATATAATTTACTTCTTTCTGTGAATTTCTTTTGAACTCTACAAATTTACCATCAGCATCATCAAATCTATCTTCTAAATTTACTTCAAAATGTCTAGCAAGTCTAAAATGATCGTCCCAATCTTTCGCTTCTGATTCCCAATATTCCCTAATACCCTCATGTAATTTCTTATTATTAATAATAACATTCTTTAAATCTACCTTTGGAAGTTCTACATAAGCACTTTCTCTACCATTTTGAGAAACATCTGTTAACCCTTTAAGAGCATCAGCAAGTGTATCTGCAGTTTCTGCTTCTATAGAATCAGTACCATGACTGACAGAAACAGAACTAGTGCTACCATCCCCGTCTTCCATAGGATCATGGCTACCAGAGTCAGAAACGGTAAACTCACTATCGTCACCATCGTCAGTAGAGCTATCGCTGCTACCTTCAGAACCGACAGGAGAATCCTGTTCAGATTCAGAGTTATCTTCTTGCTCCTTCTGTTGCTGTTCAAGTTCCTGCTTGCAGAAATTATGTAACGCTTCTGCTGCGGATAGGGTCTGATCAAACGTTTCGGCATTTCTAACTAAATCGACAATCGGTGTTTCAAGAATCGAAAAAGATATATCGATCCACGCACCAACCTTGAAATATAGATTAATCCTATCAGCAAGATTAAAATCGTTAAGATCTTTATCATTTACTTCAAAGAAATCTTTATCATTCAATTCATTATACCCGTTATAGAAAGTTTTGGCAATACCTGCGTACTTTCTCTTCATTAATTTCTCTACTCTAGCATCCTCTACAATATTAACAATCGAAGGTGATATCTCAATTTCTTTCCACCAATCTCTATCAGGTGTGAATAATGCGTGTCCTACTTCATGTGCTACCAATGCATCATATACATTGTTACTTGCCCTATCCCAGTTGGGAAGTGTCAACACACGAGTATGAACATTGAACTGTGCTGTTTCTACTTTCTTGTTCTCTACAATTAGGTCTTCAGTAGCAAGAAGTTTAGCAAGTTGGGATTTAATTTCGTGTCTTACTGGCATTTACTTTTGTGTTCGATATACCTATTATACTAAAAAAGCGTCCCTTGGGACGCTTCTGTAGACGGTTTATCAACTGTCTACGCCTTTCCTTAGCAGCACGTAGTGCTTGTGGTCTAAGGGTTCGTTTCCTCTCCTTCTTGGAGTGGTGCTGCCAGTTTGGAGTGTTCATGACTCTTCTGTCTATGAGTGTTGTTGAGATTAAAAATAAATTCGACCAGTGGACTTTCCGAGAAATTCATAAACTCATAGTTATCTTTATCTAGGCAATGTCCACCCCATCCAAATCTACCATCCCAACCAGGAACTTGGGTATGTGATGTGCCAATTCGTGGATCGGCACCCGATAGAACACGGAACTCATCAAAGGTAGACTCACACCCAATCCTCTGATGAATCTCATACAATTCATTAAAGAGAGTAACCTTCATACCCAAATAGAAATTCTCTGAATACTTAACCAATGCTGCAGTTTTAATATCAGTAGTATGGATATTCTCAAGAGTAAGGTTCTTCAATCTACTACAGAATACTGAGGTGACAAGGTGACAAGCACTCTCTTCACCACCAACAATACAGAATGTCTGGTTCTGGAACTTCTCAATATTGTTATTTGAACTCAAGTACTCTGGACTATGAAGAACTCTGATACTAGTATAAATCTTCTCAGCATTACCATAGTACTCAGGTGTAGAAGTTGATTTGCAACATACTGGAGTATTATTTCCTATGAATGCATTGATTTCAGATAATACCTTATCCAGAAGAGTTGCATTGTTTCCTTTAGGAGTATCTACACAAACAAATACGATATTGAATTTCTCTCCAGAAAAATCAGATATCTTATTATCATTAAACTTAGGATCAATAATAACCTTTTCTTCGTCCTTGAATATAGATGCCACGGCAGAACCAACATACCCATGACCAACAATCATTACTTTCATGCTACTAACCTACTAAATCCTTTCACTTTGTCAAATTTCATCACACGTTCAAATTTGTCAAACATATCTGCCTTGTGAGATATTACAAATATGTTAGCATCTTTTATGATGAAACGGATGATTTTAAGAAACTCATCTGTACCCATACTATCTAGAGAGCTATCAAATACCTCATCCATAATTAAAAGATTGGTATTAACTGAGTTCTTAACCCTTGCAACTTCTCTCCATGTAAAGAGTAATGCCAAGTCAATCCTCATCTTCTCTCCTTCACTAAAGGAAGAATATGAAAAGTCCTCATGAATGGGTGATTCTATACTCTCACTAAACTCTTCATTGAGTTTAAAATTGATATAGAACTCCATCAGCTGAAGGTATCTATTGACCTGCTGATTAATAAATGGAAGATACTTCTTAATGATTTTCGTCTTTACTCCATCATCCTTAAGTAAGGAGTATGCAAAATCATGGTAAATTATTTCTTCTTTCTTTGTTGCTAAATCTTCTTCTGTTTTTTTGAGATTAGTTTTAAACTCTGCTAACTTCTCATGCTCAGTATTTCTGTTTTCAAGTTGTTCGGTAATAGTTTGAACTTCGTTTTCAAGATCTCGGATCTGTTTCTGGTTGATACTGATCCTAGTATTATTTTGAGAAATGTCATTGTTGAGTTTAGTAATCTCCTTTGATAGTTGGTTGAATTGGCGTTCTCTTTCCTCTTCTAATTTAATGGTCTCCTCCAGTTCTGTAAAACCTTTCTTGAGATCCTTTGCTCTAGTTTGAACGCCATCAATTTTATTTAAACGAAAGTCATCCTTAAGAGATTGTGTACATGTAGGACAAACTGTATTTTGTGTGAAAAACTTATGTTCTTTAGTAATAGACGCTACCTTTTGTGATATCTTACCCTTAAGAGTATTAAGTTTCACTAACTTACTACAAGCATCAGTAACTTCTTCCTGCTTCTCAACTACCCCTGTAATATTAGATTCTATTAACTGATTATGTTCTATATGAGTATCATTTTCTATACCCAATACTTTAATCTTATCCTTATTAGAATCTATTTGATCATGTCCTTGCTTCTCAATCTCTCCAATAAACTTCTTCTGCATCTGAAGTTTGTCTGATATATTCTCCTTCTTCAAATCTAATGATTTAACTTGCTGCCTCTTATCCTTAAGATCTTCTCTAATGATACTATTCATCGCAGAGAATATTCTAATATCCAAAAGATCTTCAATAACATCTCTACGGATAGCACCAGTCAATTGCATAAAAGGTACAAAGGTGCTGCTACCCAAGATTACAATTTGAGTAAATGATTTATAATTTAATTTTAATATAGTCTCTT